GCGCAGGACTCATACCTGTAGGCATATCCATTAACGCATCAGTAGCTAGACTGTCTTGTTGTAATCCTGCTAATGATGGTAACGCAGCTCTAGCTTGTATATCAATATCTCTTAAATTAGGAGTTCCTATACGAGGAGGAGTCATATCCATTAGAGCTTGAGTAGCTAGACTGTCTTGTTGTAACCCTGCTAAAGGTGGTAACGCAGCTCTGGCTGCAGCAGATTCTTTTGCTAAAGGATCAAGAGGACTACGCACAGGTGTTGCTGGAAGAACAGTTGGCATTTCTTTTTGTAATCTTTTTTCTAATTCAACACTAGGTCTATAAAAAGAACCAATAGACAAATCTGTAATTGGTCTTGTCGGAGAACCTAACCCTGCTTCTTCCTGTGCAGTATCTCCTGCAATAACTGCAGCATCTAATGCCTGTATATTTCTGCGTGCTTCCTGCATTGCAGCTCCCATATCTACACCTTGTTCGTTTGCAATGTCCATAGCTTGCTGTGCTATTATTGCATCGTTACTTGCTCCTTGTTTTTTTAAAGCTAATATTTGATCTGGCGACATTATATTTCTCCCTCTTGTGCATTAGGTCTTGGAGTTTCTGGCGCTACTGTTCCCTGTGGTGGTGTTGGTGTGGGAGGTGGTACTCCCATCATAGCATTAGGCATAACTCTAGGATCTGCTGTAGGTGGTGTAGCTCCTTCTGGAACTTGAGGTTGTTGCATAGCCTGTTCAGCCTGTGACCTTTCCATTTCCTTTTGTCTTAATATATGTAATAATTCTCCATAGTAGAACTGAGCAAGATCATCTCTTCCTCTATTCTCTGATGCAGATAACAATGTATAAAGGGTAGCTTCTGGCAAAGTTCTTTCTGCCTGTTGCTCTTTTATTGCATCGTCAACTAAATCTCCATCTTGTAATCCAAGTATTTTATCTCTGATAAACAAGTCTGGTAGCAATGGACTCTGACCTTCTCTAGCCATTTGTGCCATGCTCATCTTAGACATATCGTCTTCTGGTAGTTGACCCACAAACTTAATAACAATATCTCCTGCGTTTCGTATAGCATCTGGAGTTATTTCTTCTGAGAAGTAATTTCTATTCATATCTTCTCCAGATAATTGCATACTATCAAAAGCATCTGTTAAGTATTGATCGTTGAGTAGCATACATATTCTTGTGTATGCAGCTTCTAGTGCTTTTATTCTTGGTTCTAGTATAGAGTTAATACCTTGTCGTAAGGTATTGATAGCAAAGCCAGATAGTTGGAATTGCAATTCTCCGTATATGCTGTGTGGCAATGCTCCTCGTTGTAGTTCTCCAGATAGCAATCCTAAGAAAGCTCCTGTTTCCCTAGACATTTCCATCAGTCCTAATGGTTCTACATCTTCTCCCTGTGCCAAAGATATCTCAGTACCTTCTTTGTAAGGGTCTTCGTCTAAAGTTTTAGTACCATCTCTTGATTTAATCTTTAATCCCTGTCGTCTTGCACGAGCTGTGAGTTCGAGCATTATAGACATCATAAGATTATTTTTATCGTATATATCTCTGTTGTGTCTGAATACAGATTCTCCATAATCTTTTATGGTATCATCAATCGCTACTGCTTGATTGAGTGCTTGTATTTCTGGGTTTGCTCCTACTGCTCCTAAGAATACAGGGACATTAGGAGAGCCGTGTGGTGTAGCTTTCTTAACTACTTTACCATTAGAGAGTACAACCATGTTATATTCTCTGTCGTAGTAATCATATACTTCTATCCAATCGTCATAGTCATTAGAGATATTTAATCTGACATTGTATTGTGATTCTATCATTTCTTTAGATCGTTTAGTTTTATAACACGCCCACATTAATCCGTCATAACCAGATGACCAATATGTGTGCATAGGATCGAATGGTGTTATATCTACAAATGTTTTTCCTTCTTTGTTTTTAGTTAGCAAAGCTCTGCCTGCGTACCACCCACGAAGGGTAATGTACCAAGCAAGTTGTGATTTAACATCTGGTTGAATAGCCATCTTTAATCTTTCGTCTGCGCTTCGTAGTGTGCCAATAAAGAATCTTTCTTTTTGGTCATTAGATTCTCGTTGCTCTCTTTCCTGTGAGTTAACAGGGATACGAGCAGTTAGTTCTGATGCGTTTAGGAAAGAAACTATTTTATCTGCAAATGTTGCTGGTTCGTTGGATGTGTAATTGTGAAAATCTTCTCCTGCATCGTATGGGTCTAGGCGATAAATAGAATAATCTTGATCCATTCTTGATCTTAAAGGTTCAGTTGAGTCGTAATGAGCTTCAACTTTATTTATTATTTCTTCAGCCTTTGGTTTCTTAGCCATATTATCTCCACCTTCTTACAGGAATACTGTTGCGTTTAGCTAAATAACTATAGCCAAATCTATTGACAAGACCATATATAAGTGCCTTAACACTATGATTATACTTATCTTCTGGCTGATTGCCAACCACATTTCCGTCACGATCTGTCTTCCATTTATAAACTTGTGTTTGTCCATTAAAAGGATTTGGAGCGAAGCCAAGTTCTGACAGCAGACCTTTTGCATGAGGGGAAACTATTATTTTAGGTTCGTGTGTAGTGGGGTCTAGTTTGAGCATAGACTTTAATCTTTCAGTTCCGTCATTAATTCTAATTTTTTCTGCATCCATGTATAACCCTGCCTTGTCCAGCCACACTTCTGCTACTGCTGACATAGCTTGGTGTTGATACCCTGCAATATCTGTGACACCAAACTGTACATCTTTCCACCAATCTTTTTGCATAGCGATATCTATTATCTCTTCTGTAATTAAATTCTGTTCATATATCTCATCGAATACTCTGACTTGATCGTTAATAATTTGAACAGCGCATACAGCATAAGCAGAAGCGTAACCATGATCTATCCATATATGTACAGGTTCGTCTGGTATATACTCGACATCTTGTACATGAGTATCTGGTCTGAACTCTGAGAATACTAATCCTTGTGGTGGGGAAGGTATCCCCATAATTCTTTCTTTAAAGAAATCGTCTGATGTCATTCGTTGTAGTTTTAATATCTCTGGGTCTGTTTCCCCTTCTGGGTATAAGTGTTTATTAGTGTAAGAGGGTAGGGAATAGGACTGTGAGTCATCTTCTCCGTACTGCCAAGTCTGAAACATTTGTGGATACCAACCGAGTGATCCTTCGAAAGTACCAGCTAGGAACATCCATGCTCTTTTAGGAGCGCATCTTCCTCGTAGTCTGTGGAAGGTTTCTAAATCTAACTGTGATGCTTCACACCCTATGATGCCGTTAGGCGCTCTCATAGCTAGGGTACGAGGGTCTTTAGCTGATTTAGTTTGTATAAGTGTTCCGTCTACAAGTTCTATTGTGGCAGGGTCAACTCGTTTAGATGCTTTTTTTAGCACACCGAGTTTAGAAAAATCATCTACAAGGTATTCGTATTCAGCTCTTGTTCTTTCATAGTCAGCAGCGACAAGCCAATAAAGACCTTTGCCTTCTGTTTCAAACACTCTTGATAGTAAATATTTACTAGCGATCATGCTTTTACCTGCCTGTTCTCCACCAGCTACAAGGATATATCGTTTGTCTGAGTTTATTATAGGGACTTGTGCCTGAGTGGGGGTAAAGTCAACCATACTATAGAGTGCGTTTACTACATCATTTTTTTGAGTAGTCATCCCTTACTACCTTTCCCCATTATATTATTCAAATCCATTTCTAGTTTTGGTTTTTCAGATTCTTTCTTTTCTTCTTTAGCAGCAGTTTTGATGGCATCTTTAAAGGACTTCATAATATCTCCTGCCTCTTGTTCTGCGCCTTTGTGATCTTTATATTTCTCTGGGAACATACCATTTAGTACGAACATAGTTAGTGTTTGGTAGAATCTTGCCTGTGCGTGGTATTCTAACTTTCCTTCATCGCTTTTTTCTGGGGTAAGCATGTGTAAAACAAGCTGGTAAGCCTTATGTTCTATAGCTTCTCCGAAATCTTTCTTAGCCTGTGAGTATTTTTGCAGAAAGTCTGGGTCTTGTTTCCATTGATAGACTGCATCCTTCCCTATATTAGCTGCTTCTCGTGCTTTAGCATCAGTTCCCCACAGAGTATAAGCTGCCAAAAACTTATTTTGGTTAGTAAATTTATTCTGACTGTACCCTTTTGCAGGTTTACCTCTAGGCATAGGGTAAAATATACAGTAATTCTATTGTGTTGGCAAGTTATATATGATAAAACTTAACTAGTTTCAATGTTTACTCATTGAATCTCCTTTATGTAGTAGGGAGTGATTACCCTACAGGTAGGTTAAGTTGGCTACTCGCTTGATTCATCTATTTTCATATAGAGTCAACTGAATAGCAGGGGGTTTGTAATGTTTCTCCCTGCCACCTACCATAAACAAGCAGCTTTCCAAACAGCACGACCTTCCAGATAACCCTTCCTTCATAGCTCTCTTACACACGCACGCCTATATAAGATATATATATATATATATATATATATGTATATAAAAAACCTATTAAAAAGGTTTTTTAT